CTCGACTCTGAAGCCGTCTAGCAGATCTATATCTGCAGACGGTTGCTCAGTGACTCCTAAGACAGACGATGTAGATCGGTTGCGATCATTAGCAACTTCGGCGAAAAACCGAAGTAGCATTGACCAACCGTCTATACGTCTGTTAACCTTAGGCGACTTGACATCCCACACACGATATTCCTTCCTTTGCAGGAAGGGGTTAGTGCGTGATTTGCTGGGTCGTTCTGAGAGAGGTACGTCCACTAGGCTAGGACAATGCAAGTGCATGTCCTTTCCCGGAATCGGGCCATATATGGCGCGAAGCGAACCTACGATTAAATCGTAGGTAGTGTAGTACTGTCTACCGTATAATTGATTGCAATAATCAATATATGCTGTATAGACCTCGGGCGACGGAGTAGATGACCAGACTGTCTTTAATCGGACAGGAGTGACTGGTGTGCCATTAAAGGCATCCATGCCACACGACTCTCTAAAGAGTCCACTGATACAACTCTTATCACGGTTGATTTTCAACCCAAATGATTCAAGTTGTTCGATAGCATTCGACGCGTAATGCGTTGGGACTATCACATCATCTCCATACACTGCGATACCCTCACGAGTATCGTCGTCAGGAGCACCGGCCGTCAGGATGGCCCACACAACTAATGACAACACTGGAAAGCATAAACTGCTTCCCATTGGTGCATATTTGTGGAGGTTTAACACCCTTCCGTCTGGTAGCTCTGTTCCATGCGACCTGCAAGCCATGAGACATCTTACGATGTGCTCTGGGAATAGCAGGCGAACCAAACCAATGCTTACACGATCCGAGGCCTCGTTGAGGTCAAGGGTCGCGTATTTGCCGGTGTAGGACCCCAATAAGGCCCCACGCTGGTTTACGCTTTGGTCCGTAAAGCGAACATTCCACTTAGTCAGTGGATGTTGCTCTACATGTCGAACAATGGCCCGACCTAGCCCTTGTTGAATCCATTGAAAATCAACGGGTTCACAAGAGATCAGTCTGGGCCCACGAGAATCCTTGGGCACCAAAGAAACTTTGGCAGCCTTAGGTTCTTCTGTTACAAGGTTATCCTTGTAACGATCACATACGTGTCCCAATGAGGAGTAAAAATACTCGTACATTGGGTACACTTCAGTGATAGTCCTCGAGATATTAGTCCAACGGTACTTGTCCCAAAGTCGCTCTCTTGTCGAGACGACCCCAGGACCGTGCCGAGGGAATATATCATAGGGATCAAAACACGAAAATAGATCCGAAAGGAGTATTTTCGCTTCGCGAGCTACCTGCGGTCTTTCCGGCGGAGCAACCCATTGAGGGCGGCTTCGGCGGCGATCGTGGCAGCTATTGTCAAGACGCGCTTGAAGATTTGCAAAGTCTTCTTGCAACGACTCGATCTCACGCTCTGTTCTTTCGAACTTTGCGATGACTTCGTGTTCTTGTTCATG